GCTACAACAGGATGGACATACACGGAGAAATAATATGGCAAATTACGAAGCAACTAAATATGATTTTGATGGAGCAAACCTTACAGGTATAGAGGGTACAGCTACAGGTACAATTTTACCATGGTCAGCAGCATCATTACCATCTGGATTCTTAGAATGTAATGGTACAGCAGTTTCAAGATCAACTTATTCAGCTTTATTTGCAATTATAGGTACTACTTATGGTGCAGGTGATGGTTCAAGTACTTTTAATTTACCTAATTTAGCAGATAACGTACCAATTGGAAAATCTCCAGGAAAAGCTTTAGCTTCAACAGGTGGAGCAAACACTGTATCGTCAACTGGAAATGTTGCTGGTTCAACAGCAAATGCAACTTTATCAGAAGCACAACTTGCTTCACATGCACATAATCAAACAGCTCCGGTTGTGGGAAGTCCTAATGGAGGTTCACCTACTGGTGGATTTTATGGTTCTAATAATAGATCCCTTGCTGTATCTAGTACAGGTTCAGGTAGTGGTCACTTACATAATATGAGTGCAAACTTTTCAGGTGATGCAACTTCGGTTCTTCAACCTTATTTAGCATTAATTTATATAATTAAAACTTAGGAGAAAATATGGCAACAAGTGCAAATTGGACAGTAGTATTCGAAGACAAAAAAATTATTAAAAATCATGGACCTGAATCAGGTACTGGTTATACTATTGAAGATAATTCTTTTTGGTCTGATTCTAAATTTTCAAATATTTGGGCTGTTCAACATGGAACATCTATTACTTCTGACGAAGTAGAATATAGAGATGAAACACCTCATTCATCATTTGTTAATGCAAATATTGGAGACATTAGTCAATTTTCATCTAAATGGGATTCAGCACATTTAGCCAAATTACAATCTGATTGGGATAATGATAATGTTGATGATGAAACTGAAGCTGAAAAAATAAATAGAATAGGTGCAAGACCTACGTCTTATTCTTCGTAATCTTCTATAAATAAAGTTGAAGTATATCTTTTTAAATTAGGTACGTTACTTGCGTGTGGAGAATGAATATGGTTAGATGGAAACATTATAGCTCTATTTTCTCTAAAGCCTACATGTATATCTAAATCAAAATTATTTAAAGTTCCATGATAAAAAACTGTTCCATTAGTGACAGCAGTTGGACCTGATATCATAATCAATATATTTCTTAATACGTCAGGATCTGTATGTGGTATAAAATGATCTAAGTTTCTTCGATCAATACCTGAGTCATCTTTTATTTTTTTAATTTTTATTTTAAATTTTAATTCAGATTGTTTTTTAAATAATTTTAGTAGTTCAGGTTCATGTTTAAATTTCCATCTATCACCATAATAATTTTTTTTGTTTTTTTCAACAGTGTTGTCAAAATACCTGGGTGTATAGAATGCTTTGTTTAAAGCAAAGTCTTGAACTTTTTTTAAGTCTTCTTTATTAAAAAAATCATCTATAATTTTTATCATCTCAACATCATCCAAGAGGTTAAAATATATTTTTCACCAGACAAAGGTGGATTCCCTCTGTGAACATATGGAAATCCTGCTGGCCAAATAACTATTCTACCTGTTTTAGGTTTAACTCTTTTTGAAAAATGTAAAAATTCAGTTTCTCCTCCATTTTCTACATCATTTAAATATATAGAATAAGCTAAAGACCTAGGTTCATTGTAGTATCCTAGCACATGTTCAATATGCCAAACATGATAACCTTCTGTAGGTAAAGTTTTTTGTATTTTTAAAGTTGTATAATGCAGTTCAGTATGAAAATCACCAATACCGGTATTTTTTATATAATGTTTTAAAGCTAAGTCAAAGTTAACCATCATAGATTTTAATTCGTCCCACCAAATATCTATATTTTTACCATTTGCAAAAAACTGTTGGTCTTTCTTTTGACTAATACTAGCTTGTTCAGAGTTTAACCTACTAAAAGTATTATTAAGTTTATTTTCGTTTTTAAATATTTCAATAGCTTTATTACATTCTTCTTTTGTAATGTAATTATCATACACACCAATAAAATTATTTATACTAACTGTTTTTTCGTTCATTGATTTTTACTAATAAGGTCATAAGCATGATCTTTATTAGTCCCATTTTGATTAACATAATGTAAAAAAAGTTGAGCCATTCCTTCCCCTTTGTAAACACCCGGACGTTCATGTTCTTGATCACACCCAGCATATAAAATTGCATCACCTTCTTCTAATTCAAAAGAAGTTTCTTCAACTACAATAGGCCAGTTATCATATTTTTTAATACACGCTGTGACAGATATTTCACATGCAGGTCTGTCAGTATGCTTACTTAATGTTGCACCAAACACATAATATCTCCAATAAGCATATGTTTCAAAAAGTTTTAATTTAGATTCTGATTCTATTTTAGGTAATTTAGTTTCTAAAAAAGAAGTCATTAAAGGATCATTATACCATGCTGGAGAAAAAGATTGTGGATCTAATGTATAATCTTTATTTGAATCTAATTTATTATAACAATATCTTTGAAGGATATTTAATTCTTCTTTTATAAAAAAGTTTTTTATTAATTTATAATCTACTGCAGCCATGATACTATACTATACCTTGTTCCTTTCGTAATGGGTTGAATACCATGAGGGTACATAAAATTACTTGGAAAAAAAACAACTGATCCTTTATCTAATTTTAATCTTTTTATTTCTTTTTCTTTTTGATCGGTGAAAATTAAATCTCCACCTTCATAACTATCATTTAAGTTCATAATAATACTTAAATGTCTAATAGATGTAGTGTCATGATCTGTGTGTGTTTCGTACTTTCCACCAACACTATATTTTAATAAATCTATTTGATTTATTTTTGAACTTCTCATTTTAGGAAATTTTATTTTGTAATAAGTATAAAGTTTTTCTATTTCATTTTTTATATAGTTCCAATAAAATAAATCTGTAGGTGTGTTAAAAGTTAAATGATGACCTTTTACATTTCTTATATCTTTATTTAAACCTTCACTAATTTTTAATTTTTCTTTAGCCTTATGATCCGTTAAGGGTATAATTTTATCTATAAACTCAGGAGAAATTATATTTTTTATCTCGACAATTGCTTCTAAATGATCCATACTTTTATTTTCTTTCACCATAAAAACCTATTGATACAATAATTCTAGGATTTATTCCTATTGCTTTATGTTTTATACTTTTAGGTATAAAAATCATATCACCTTTTTTAATACTATAATCTTTATTTTCAAAATCAAAAATCCTATAAATAATTTCTCCTTTAAGTCCTATAATAAAAACATCTTCTATATCAACATGAGAATTACCAATTTGAGATACTAAACTAAAAAATAAATCTACTTCATCTCTTGAATCTCTTTCATATCTAAATAATTTAGATAAAAAATCAAAAAATGTTTTAAATTCTTGTAAGCAATTACTTACTTTATATATTTGAAATACATCTTTTAAATTACCAATTTGAGATTTTTGCACTATTGAAAGATCATTCTCCTCTATTAAATTACTTATTAAATTAAAATCATAATTTCTCTCTAAATTTATAAAATTTTTAATTAAGGTAACCTTATTTTCTTGTATGTCTTTTAAATCTTGTGCTTTTATTAACATAATTTTATGTTATTTTGTTTCTTTCATTACATTCATAATTAATATATAAGGCATTATATGCTACAAAAATTAAATTTCAAGCCTGGATTTAACAGACAAGCCACTGAATCAGGGGCTGAATCTGAATGGGTTGATGGTGATTTTGTTAGATTTAGATATGGATTACCTGAAAAAATAGGGGGTTGGTCGCAGTTGACTTCAGCCAATAAAACTCTTCCTGGAGCAGCAAGAAAACAACTTGCTTTTACTTCTTTTGCAGGAGAGAGGTATACCGCTATTGGAACTTCTCAAGGTTTATTTTTATTTTATGGTAATGCTTTTTTTGACATTACTCCATTAGATACAGCAATTACAGGTTGTACTTTAACTACAGTCAATGGATCTGATGTTTTAACAATAGACAAAGGCTCTCATGGATTACTAGTTGGAAGATATGTAACGTTATCCGCAGTAACGGTTACGGCAGCAAGTGATTATACAGCAGGTGATTTAGAAAAAGTTTATGAAATTTTAACGGTTCCTACAATTGACAAATTTACAGTTAAAGCAGTAAGCGCTGAAACAGGAACAGGTATGACTGCAGCAGGAGCTGCTACGGTTAATCCTTATGTTCAAATAGGACCCACAACTCAAACAACAGGTTATGGTTGGGGAACATCTACTTGGGGAGCTGAGACTTGGGGAACAGAGAGATCTGTGAGTAGTGTAACTTTGGATCCAGGCAATTGGTCTTTAGATAATTTTGGTCAAGTTCTTGTTGCAACTATTTTTAATGGAAAAACATTTACTTGGAATGCAGGAGCTTCTGGTCCTAGAGCAGTGAGAGCTTCTACAAGTACTTCGGGCGTTGTAACAACAAATAATCCAACGGCTACCAGAATTACTATTGTATCCGATAGAGATAGACATTTATTTCATTTAGGAACCGAAACTACTATTGGAGATCCTAGTACTCAAGATCCGATGTTTGTAAGATTTTCTAATCAAGAAGATTTAGACACTTATCAACCTACAGCAACCAATACTGCGGGTACGTTTAGATTAGATACCGGTAATCAAATTAGAGCCGCCATACAAGGTAAGGATTATATCTTTGTAGTAACTGATCTTGCAGCTTATGTAATTCAATACGTTGGACCTCCTTATACTTTTTCGGTTAGACAGGTAGGTACTAACTGTGGTTGCATTGGCCAACATGCTATTTCTTACGCAAATGGTGCGGTGTGGTGGATGTCAGGTGAAGGAGGATTTTTTGTATACGATGGTACGGTAAAAGCCTTACCTTCTTTAGTAGAAGACTTTGTATTTTTAAATACAGGCA